AAGGGTCTGGGTTGTTGATAGTAAGTTTCACCGAGTTAGCGGTTACACCGTCTATCACTACGCCATCAATTCTTATTGCTAAATCCATATTGTTAAGGTTCTATAATTTCAAACTTGCATTTAAACGCTGCTACTCGTCCCGTCGCGCCGCCTTGTATGTTCAGCGCGTTCGGGTTCTGTATCGTGACCCGTGCCCACTGATAGGTAGCCAAAGGGAATACCCCGGCAACCTCGCCCGACCGTGAAAGCCAGTACAGAGCATTTTGGTTATCATCGGTTACTACTACGCTTATCGTAACATCGTAGGACAACACACGGTTGCCACCCGAGAAGTTAACCAAGTAAGTAGGCACAATGCGATATTGGTCGAAATACATCGTATCATACGCCCCCTTGCTGTTGAGCCATCGAAGCGTTACCCTTTTATTGGGGTCGGGGCAATACGGGTATTTACGTTCAAAGCGTGCGAAGCCCCATACGTTGGCACCATTTGCGGTTCTAAACTCTCTCATTGGCTGGTTTGAACCATTCGAGAGGTCGGTGTTTGCCCATATACTGAACGTAGCATCACCGCTGTTTCTGTAACGTAGTCTACCGTCCGAATTCGCCGCAAACTGTCCATATCTTAAAGCAAAGTTAAACGGCGCACCCGTTAACGGACTGTTAATGAACGAACCACAACTAAAGTCCAATTGGTTAAACAGACCGTTCCCATAGTCCGATAGGTTGCGCGTGCTCGACGAATTTGGGAAGGCACCGTTGGCTATCGGTGCGTGTATTACGGGTAGCGTCATTGATTTCAGTGTACCCTCCGTGTATAGTATCTGAATGGAGTCCGCGAAATCGGTAAACCCGAGGCCCCCGATAATGCTCTCCGTTATGCTCGGTGTCGCTGCTGCCATCATCGACAAGTCCAATATAGCGCCCTCGTATGGGGTTACGGTTGCCGATCCCTTCTGTGCTCCGTTACGCCAAAAGATAAGCTGTATGCTCGTAACAGAGCCCACCTGCTCTAAACGTATAGGGCGGTAGATGCCTGCCCCGATGCCTGGTACGTACATGGCACCGCCAGCTGTAACCGTTGTATTGTTTAATAGGTTTCTTATAATCATTGCTTTTTAGTTAAAATGGTTAATATCTCCGCCCGTACTATCCGGGACACCTCTACTGTGATACGCTGCACCATATCGGGGGTCAGTATCTTACTTGCTACGCCGCCCTCGTTGTGCTCGTTGGGTACACAAATACCGTCGCGCTTGATAACGTATGCTATCGCGTATGCCGCTTCTTCGGGTATGTCCGTGCCGGCGTTCGCGTTCTTGTCTTTAATCCATTGCTTAATGGCAGAAACGGGTGGGAAGCTACCTGCTGCCCTCCCGTCTTCCATCTGATAGATGTATGCCGGGCTTTCTATCTTAACGCCGCCTGCATACTCTACAACTTCTGTTTCTCTATCGAAGCGACCCGAAGCGTTAAGCCTCATGCGATAGTAGTTAGCTACTATCTCGTCGCGTATCTGCCTAACTAATTGGGTAACTTCCTTGTTCATAGTTAAATATACTTAAACCAACTGTAATGTTTCCTCGTCTTCGGGTAGTTTACATCGTGCTCGTTGCCGTATGCCTCCCTCTCAAAACTCATACGGTCATATGGCTTGTCGTTCGGGTTGCATGGCTTCTTCTCGAAGCTCCAACTGAAGAAGCGAATAACGTACTCAATGCCATACCACAAGTAAAACGGCACGTACAGCATCTCGCACATTTGCATCGTGTGAATGTGTTCATGTCTTAACGTCTTCTCGCTTATAACCGCGTTACCACGTACGAAGAGAACGCCGAATATGTTAATAGCTCTGAAGCCTTTAACCGGGATAAAGTTGTTTCTGATGATTTTCATGCTTTTTTGTTTTTAAACAGTGCACAAAAGTACGAAGTAAACCATCAGAAAACAAACTGTATCAAGTTCATGCCCCGTACTTGTAAGCATCGAACGTTGCCTCCCAGCCCGATTTGATAGTATCGTACTGGTTCTGTACTTTAGCGATACGGAGCGAGCCAATCTCGTAGCCACATATGAAGCTCTTAAGCATCTCATGCAACAGTAGGTCTGTGCGTATCAGTGTCGCTATCTCTACGGCATCGTCTCGCATATAGGCAGATGTGCCCATACAGCGGATGACTACCGTGTAGGCGCTGCTGTTAGGTACGTTGGTGTCCGTATAGCTTCCGCTTGTTACGTCAAGCGTAAAAAAGTCGTCACTCAATTCGTTAGCCGCTACATTCTGTACTGCGGTATCTCCGAATATCAGCGTTTTGCCCAGTGCTGTAGCACGGGCGTTCGCTGTGTTAATTATTGTTTCAAAAGTCATAACTATCTGTTTTTCATTTGTTGTTTCTTCATTTCTCGCTTTTCCTTCTCTATCTCGTCGTTACGTTTGGCGATAGCCAGCATAGCGTCCGAATAGTTGATTTGCTTTGCGTCCTCAAAGCTACAGTGGAATAGCTCGGCGGTAATCTGCACAAGCCCGAGTAGGTTCTTTGCCTGCTTAATGTTCTCATCACCCGTCAACGCGCTTTCGCCCGTCTGCTTCATGTTCTGGAACACTATTTGTTCGAGGCCGTCCGCGATTTCCATCTGTGACACTATGAACTTGTCAAGCTTCGCGGCATCGAGAATTGTCTCGGCCTCGTAGTTGTCATCAGTCCACGCCTTGATACGCTCGTTTGCGTCCTCTGCACGGCGCGTTTCAAGCATAGACCATAGAGTTATACCCTCAACGTCTCTAAGTCTGTACACGGCTTTCCCATTGCGCGTAGCGACTTGTGAGGGTCGGCAGTATTTAATCATATCCTTTAGCAACTTCTCCTCGTCCTTGGTTATTCGGACGGTTCCGTTTGCCGGTAGGTTAGCAACTCTTAATAAAACCTTTCGGTTGTTAATCGCTGTTATGCGATATATCCATTTCAATATAAAATTTTTCATTATTTGGGTCTGTATTTACGTATCAAGAAGTCCACACCGTAACGGAGTGCATCGAGTGCGTGGTTCCACGCGTCTATGGCCTCGTTGGTGTATGTGTCCGATACTTCGTCCTTAATCCATTTGTAGTTATCCAGCTCGTCAAGTAGCTTGACCGAGCGCTTTGTTACGTGCAACTTGAATTGCTTCACCTGGGCGATGCCTGCTGCTACGGAGCCTCGCCCCTTAACACACGGTATTGCCTTGATACGCTTTTGCTGTAGCTCCACGATACTCTTTTGCTCCGCACTGTCGCACACCGTTATCACGCGGTTAAGCAAATTAGCGTTCAAGTAGTCCGCTATATGGCTATTCAGTAGACCCTGCTCATAACAAAGCAAGTCTACGTATAAGTCCCAGCCTTCCATGCGTATGTCGACAATCGCGGTTGGGTCATTAACGAAACCGAAGTCAAGCCCCAGGCATCTGCCCGTGTAGGTTTCCGGCATATCGTCTATCACCTCATACTCGGGGTAGACGTTACCCTCTACACCGCCGGTCAAGCCCTCACCGTACACGCGCCACCAGTTAGCGTCGTCCTTGTTCTTCTCGATGGCTGCCACTTGTTCGGGGGTCAAGTATGGGTTATCCTTGTACGTCGAATGTATCGTAACGTATCTGTCACCTACGAACTCCGTTTCGCCCCAAAACTTTCTAACGGGGTTGTAGTCGATGATGACCTTTTTACGGGTACGGATATCGAGTTGCCTAAAGATTTCCCGGGGTATGCCTTGCGCCTCGTTTACGAAAAGGATATCACGTGCAGGGCCGTGCACCTTCCCGGCGTTATCACATGAGAAGAACTCAACTATCGTGCCGTTCGGGTATTCGTATGTACTTTCCGTCTTGTTGAACTTGTTCTCGTCCCAATACCCCTCGGCTGCAACCATGGCTTTAAAGTCACGGAGCATACCACGTTTAACCATAGGGAACGTAGCTGCCACACACGAGATAACGAGCGGTTGGGGGTTGTTCAATGCAAGTATGTGTAACATCTGTAGGGTTGCCCACGTCTTACCGCTACGCGTGCCGCCTTTAGAGGCTACACCGCGTATCTTCGGGTCTACGAAAGCCGCCAGTATCTTTTCAAAAGTAAATGTAACGTTCATCGTTATATGCCTCCTAACTTCTGTAGGTTCTTAACCGCGTCCTCGGAAAGCACGTTAACCTGCATAGCCTTCGTGCCTGCTTCCTTGCCGTTGCTTGTAACGTCCTTAAGGTCGCGCAGTCCTCTAAGTTTTGCCATGTAGTTAGCATCAACCACACCAGCAAGCGCGCTTTCGTCCATATCGGTCGCTATGAGTTCGGCTATAAGGGCGTACCCCGTCAAGAGGTTGGCCGCGTCTTCGTTCCCATCGTCCGCCAGCTTTTCAAGTCGTGCGCCGTTCTTCTTGAACGCTTGCATAGTCCACCCGATGAAAAGGCAGAAGCCCCCGAGCGATGGCGCGCGTTTCTTCTCTATGGGTATCTTTTGCCCTGCTGCGTTACCGCCCTTTAGGACTTCATAAGTAATGAACGGGTTCCGCTCACAGAAGTTCATGTACTCGGCTACGTAATCGACACACTCCTCGACGGTAGTCAACGTAGCGCCTTTACAACCGCGCGTCTGCACGACTTCATAAAGTTCTTTGCACTTCTTCAAATCTGTTTTAGGGGCTGGGGCCTTGCCCGTCGCTTGTCCCTTGGTGATTGCCGCTTTTGTATCCGGGGCGGCTGCCTTCTTTGCTCTTCCTGCCATATTTTTGTTATTTGGTATTTAAGGTATCGCGCGTGTGTGCTCGCGGTCTCTTAAAGAGATGCACGAGTAGTAGACCAGTATTCGGACTATTCCAGTATTCGGACTATTCCAGTAGTTGGACTACTCACGTCGTTTTCAATCATGGCACAAAGGTAGGCAACAAATCGCATCAGACCAACCAACGGGCAGTTAGGCCTTTTCTACAAATAAAGCTTACAAATG